CGTAGCCCAAGTCGTCACCGTAGCCCAAGTCGTCACCGTAGACATACCAATTCTAGAGAACGTGGAATTGATTATGCATTTCAATTAGCCTATGACTTAAATTTAAAATTAGTTGAATGTAACAAAAAACTTAAAGAAAAAGAGAGATTATTAGAAAAATTAAATATTGTTCCTGGAGTAGTAGTTGAGGGCGAGAGTTCACCAGACAGACCTATTGGTGGATTAGAAGATATAGAAATAGATGAAAGACACTTTGATATACCAAGTAGAGAAGAACTAAATAATTTTACTGAAAGATTAAGACAGTTAAGTTATACATATAGATAATATATAATATTAAGTAAAATATATAATATATAATATTAAGTAAAATATATAATATATAATAGAATGATAAAAGAGAATACTTTTTTAAAATCTAAATTAGAGGAAAATATTATATATTTTGAAGTATTAAAAAGTAGGCCTACACTAGAAGAATGGAATGATTGTAAGATAATTATAAAAAATTGGTATAAATATCTAGAATTAAATAATAAAAAAGTAGGATTTATATTTTCATTAGAAAATTTGATGTATATAAAGCCTTCCTATCTTCTTGAATGGAAAGACATATTTATATCTCTAAAAGAAAAGACAAAAAAATATATAATAGCTAGTTGTATAATAATTGATTATAATATTATTCGTAATTTTGTAAATCTTTTTTTTAAAGCATACGACCCAATTAAACCTACCTGTATTGTAAAAGATATAATTGAAGGAACTAATTACATTAAATCTTATACTTCCAAATAGAAACGTGATTTGGAATGTAATCTTCTTTATCAAAACAACCAAGAGTATTATCAATACTATCTAAATATTTATTTAGATATGGTTCTCCGCTTAACATAATTTTCTTTGGCTGATAATTACTTGCAATATCAACAATAATAACCTCTTGTTTTGCAATTTTAAGAGAATTTTCAATAATTCTACACTGTGCTGATAATGGCATTTCATGAAATGCAAACATACATGTAACTATGTCAAATGCTAATTCTGGTTTATAATTTTCTGCATTACCTACATAAAAATCACAATCTGTATTAATAAATTTTGCCATATTAATCATATCTGGACTTGTATCAATTCCTGTTCCAAATTTTTGGGTTGAATCACCAATTCCACAACAAAAGTCTAATACACTTAATTCTTTACTATTATATTCTTTCATAATATCTTCTCTAATATTGATGCCATTATAACTAATAACATCAATAACACGTCTAGCAATAGGAGCTATTGTAGCATGTAACTTGCCTCCTAAACCAATATTACCTAGGTTATGAATATTTGGATTATAATAATAAGGTACAACTGTTGTAGATACGATATATGCTAAAGAAAACATTTTTATATATTAAAAAATAATGTATAAAAGATATCAATTTTTTAAAACAAATAATCTTATTATTTATTGAATATTGAGATTTTTTATAGAAATTAAACATTTATTAGGAAGCGTGCCATTTACTTCTTTTTCAGCCTGTTTTGAAGATTGTTTATTTAAAGTAGTCCATTTATCGGTTTTATAATCTTGAGTATATTGTATTGTATAATCATTTTTATGATAAAATTGTCTACGTTTTAACCACTGTTTTTTAAATAAATCATGTTTATCTACTATGTCTATAATTAATGGATTACTATGTTTAACTCTTAGTATACGACCAACAGCTTGTTCTATATCTGTTTTTGGAGTAGCTAATATTAAAGTAGTTAATGTTTTAATATCTAGTCCTTCGGATGCCATAGAATAAGTTGCAATAACAATTTGTTTTGTTTCGCTTAATTTAAGGTCTTTTTGTTTCATACCGCCAAGATAATAACCTACTGTAGCTATTCTACGATGTTCAATAGCTTTATATAAATAGGTTAGTAATGATTTATTATGAGCAAGAATTATAATTTGTTGATTATCATTAATTTTTAATTCATTTTGTATAATATGTAAAATATATTCACTTCGATGATTAAAATTACATAATTTTGTAATCATAGTACTAAATTTGGGATTACCTCTATAATCATATTCAATTTCATTAAATTCTTCACAATTAGTATTATACTCTATGGCTTTAACAATAACACTATTATCGTCTTTTCTTTTTTCTTTATGAATTATATCTCCTAAAAATAGTTTAAAAACCTTTGTTAAACCATCTTTTCTATTCATAGTAGCACTAAGACCTAAAGTATACATAGTAACAACACTTTGTAAAGCTCTTACAAAAACTTCTGCTGAAATATGATGAACTTCATCTACAAGTGTTAAACCAAAACTAGTAAATTGATTATCAGGATATTCTTTCATAGATAGTGATTGAAGCATACCAATTACAATATCTTTATTTTCAATATCAATAATTTGGCCTTGTATACGTCCAACTCTTGCTTCCGGTAAAAATTGTTCAATTCTTTCTATCCACTGGTCTACTAAAAATCCTTTATGGACAATAATAAGTGTTTTAACACCTAATTCAGCAATAATTTTTAAACCTAAAACCGTCTTTCCAAACCCGGTATATAAATCTAATAAACCTCCATAATTACCTAATTTAATAAAATTAATAAATTTATCAACAATAATTTGTTGTTTTTCACGTAGAGTACCATTAAATTTTATGTTTATTTTATCGCCAGTTGTAATTTTTGTTTCATTTGGAATTCCAAAATTATTAAGTCCAAAAATACGTGGGATATAAAATTTTTTGGGAGATTCTCTATAAATAGGAAATGGCTCTGGTTGAACTGGAGATTTAGGAAGATAAGGTTTTACCATTAATTCTTCTCTAATAAATTTTTCTTCTTTAATAGATAAAGAATCTTTATAAATACTATATCCTTTCTGACCTAAATATGTTTTATGCATATACTTATATATTTAATAATATATGCTTAAATTTTAATTCAATTTAAATATTATTATTGTAAATTAAAAAATATAAATATTTAATATATATAATGATTAACAACTTAATTCCTCTTTTATTTGGATTAATATTATTAGCATATGTTTTTTCTGAACCAGTAATTCCTAGTTCTATTCCTACAATTTCAAAAGAGAGATATAACCAAATTAAAAATGAAGTTATGCCACCTCCTAAACATCCTGACCCAACTCTTGAAGAACAAATTGTAAATAAAATGAAATCTATTCCAAATAATACTCCTTTAAATACTCCTACTTATCAACCTTTGCTATCAAATACCAGCAATGGTTCACCGCTTGAATAAATAAATATTTATTTATTATTTATTTATTTATTTATTTATTTATTTATTATTTATTTATTATTTATTTATTATTTATTTATTATTTATTGTTTAATCATGGGTTTTCGGCATCCTGATTATCTTTTTGTTTAGCCATTTCTTTTACTTCAGCTAATTGACTATATCCATGGTCTGTTTGTCCAACTACTACATTATCGGTATTAAATAGTGTATCTCTTACTTCATCTCTAGAAGCCATTTCACCTTGTTTTAATAAACTATTTTCACTATTTACAACATCTTTAACATTTACTAATTCACCTTCTTTATTTAATGTTTGGGTTAATACATTACCACTTTCTTTAGCCTTTTTAATATTATCTTCCATAGCTTGTTTTCTAGCATCTTTAATACGTTTGTCAAATTCAGTCTTGGCAGATTTCTCATTTTTTTGTTTTTCATTCATTAGCTCATTTAATTCTTCTTCTAAATATTCAACTCTGCCTGTTTTATATGCTTCAGGGTCCCATGGAACCCACATACCAACTGGTCCTACTAAAATATCATGATTAGGGTCCATCTCTCTTAATAGTTTACATCTTAGTTCAGCTTCTTGTTGAGAAGGAAAGCATCCTCTTACTTTTAATCCTCTAGTAGATGTTTGAAACTGATTTTCTTTATTAAAAACCTCTTCTAAACGCTCTTCATTATTATCAATAAATGTTTTATATTCTGCCTCTAAAGAAATATTAAATAGATTTTCCCGCTCTGTTTTAGCAAAATCTTCAAGGTCAACTTGTAATTTTTCAAAAGGAAGCTTATATTTGAATGAGACAAAATTTAAAAATTGAGTAAATTTTTCAAGTGATTTATACATATCATATTGTTTTAAAAATTGTTCAAACATATATAGTTGTTTATCTTTTAAAATTTTTTCCGGAGAGAGAAAAGATAGACAAACAAACTTTTGTCCAGCAATTGGTTGGTCTTCATCTAATAAATCAATATATTTAGGGTCGTTTTTCATAGTAAATGTACGTTCTTTAGACATATCTGACATATTTATATATATCTAATTAATTTTTATTTTAAGTTTTTATTTATTTATATTATTTTTTCTATATTATTTTTCTATATTATTTTTTTCTTATTATTTATTATATGTCACTTGGTGGATTTTTAGACCTCGGAGAATTAGTCAAAAGAGCTCTCAAATACTTTGTAGAGGGTTTAATTGTTGCACTTGCTGCATACGTCATTCCTTCCAAACGTTTAAGACTTGATGAGACACTTCTTATTGCTCTTGTTGCTGCAGCAACCTTCTCTATCTTAGACACATACCTTCCTTCACTTGCTGTCAGCGCTCGCTCTGGCGCAGGCTTCGGTATTGGTGCCAATCTTGTAAGCTTTCCTCACGGACTTTAAATAATTAATTATATAATAAATATTTTAATATATAATTAAAGGTATTTTTATTTAGCAAATTATTATAATGAATAGCGAAAATATGTCTACAGTAATTCAATCTCCAGATGGTGAAATCCAATATTGTCAACCGATTTCTATAAATAAAAATAATCCGTATTTACAGCATCAAAATAATCAATATAGCAATAATTTTAGACAAATAGAGACAGATGGAAGAATAATTAGTATTTCTACTGAAACAGCAAGATATGCAATTAATCTACAAAACAAGGCATTGATAGTAAGATATCTATGTTTACTAGATTTTTTAATAAATATTATTACTTTATTTAATTTTTATTATACTTCAGTATATTGTCTCATTTTTTCAATAATATCATTATTAGGTTTTTATTCTACCTATACATTTAATAGGAATGGTCTAATTGGTTATTTAATATATCAATATATTCAAACCGTATATAAATTAGTAGCGTTTACTCTATATATATGTATTTTATTAAACATCAGCTTAAATGATGAAATAAAAAAATATAATTATTATATTGTTAAAATATCTCCTGTTACAACTATTCTTGTAACATTATCAACTTTTGCACAATTATATATTACTTATTTTGTTCAATATTTTTATAATCTATTACCAATTGAGGGTTCAGTTTCAAATAATTTATATTTAAATAGTAATATCTAAAAATCTATGATTTAGATTCTCTAATCAGTCTTTTTAATTGTTTTCCAAAATTACTATTTCTAATTACATTTTTAGCGCATCCATTTTTAATAAATATTTCATATTCATTATACCACTGAGAGAAGGTAATCCATTCTGTTTGTCCATCTAAATTGATATAATGTTTTTGCCCATTTTCTCTACACATAGGGCACTGAAATGCACCCTTATCTAAAAGTTTTGGTAAGCAATTTTTACAAGTTCCATGTCCGCATTTAAACATATGCATATCACTTTTACATATATCAAGGTTCCATTTCAAATTATCATCCAAACAAACTGGACAAGTATTGTTTTTGATATGAATCATTTAATTATTTGACTTGGTTTATTTAAAAATAAAAAGTGAAAATTTTAAAATATCATTTTCAATTTTTATTTTTAAATAAAACAAGTCAAATAATTAAAAAATAAAAACAAAATAAATACAAAATAAAAACAAAATACATTTATGTCGATTGTTAATAAAATACAGTTAGTTAAAATAAAT